GAGGTCAGGGCGCTGGCTGGTGGGCCTCCGCCCGGCTATGGAGCGAAGAGCCAGATACAGCACGCCGACCGCGTTCGCGAGTACATGAGCCACCAGTACGATCCGGTCGCAAATCCAAAGCCGATCTCGTACCGCACTAATCTCTCAGGCAATTACGGGCCGCGCACAGTTGACACGCACGACATCCGCAACATCATTGGCATGCCGGGTTCGCTCAAGGCTTTTGGCGAGAACAGCAATCTGCTGCCGGGCGAGTACACACATCTAGAAGATATTGGAGCGCGGGCGGCGAAGCGTGCTGGCACTCCACAGGCGCCGCAACAGGCTGCGACATGGGTTGGTGGAGGCGAGTACACCGGATTGAAATCATACCCGGCTCCGCTGGCAGCAGCTATAAACCGGCGAGCGCATGTCACCGGGAAGGTGCGAGGCATTTCACCGGAACAGGCGCTGGAAGAAGCGTTCAGAGGCAAGCGCCCGTTTTTGGGATTAGGCGCCTTGCCGCTGGGAGAACTCGCCGCGCAGGATAACTACGAACAATAACCAGAGGAGGGCATCATGGCCCAGAGTGAAGCTACTGTTACCGTCGTTAGCCCGTCGCCGCCAACCAACATGCTCTCAGTGTTTGGCGGCTCTCCGCCGACCACCGACGGCCTCCCGTTCACCGACGACGGCACCGCTGGTGCGCTCAACACCGTGACGGCGCCGACCAACGGCACGCCGCATGAGGCGACAGGCTCCATCGTCACGGTGACGGCGCCCGGCTCGAGGACAGAATGCCCGACACAGATGCTGTCGGATCTTGGCAACTACACCGCAACGCCTAACGGCTCGCACGCCACGGCGTCGGCACCTGCGGTGGCGCCGACGATCACTGCGTTGACGCCTTCGTCACCGGCTTCCGGCGCCAGCACGCTAACGCTGGTTGTTACCGGCACCAACTTCCGCCCGTCGTCCTATGTCACGCTCAATGGTGTGCCGTACCCGACCCAGTACACCAGCCCGACTGAACTCAAGGTGTTCAACGCTCCCAGAAAGGCGACGGCTGGCAACGTGCCGGTGTCGGTCGTCACTGGCGGGACCGCCATTGCTCCTACAAGCTGGACATTCACATGAGCATCAAAAGCATCAACGAGCCTGATGGGCCGGGCCGCACCAGCATGGTGCTGCCCGCCTCCATCAACGAGCCGCCAAAGCTGCCGGAAGGTGGTGAGATCCCGGCGCCGGAGATCACGGCGCTCACACCCGACAGCGCCACCATTGGCGACCCCAGCTTCCGGCTCTACGTCACCGGTACCAATTTGTTCAGCGGCAGCATCATCGTGTTCGCTGGGCAGGACGAGCCGACGACACTGGAGGACGACGGCACAGTCTCCACCGGCATCAACATGGATGTCTGGCATGGACCGGATGTTCTTGCCGTTAGCGTCAAGAACGCTGACAAGGTCTCCAACGAACTGGAGTTCACCTTCAACGCTTCTGGGGCGTTGAGCCGTGGGGCGGCGAGGTCGCTGCCTAAACACAGGAGGGCACGATGATTGGAGATCCAGAGACACTCCCGACCACCAACACGCCGGAGAGCATCAACGAGCCGGAAGGCTCGCAGGTGATACCGCCACCCGAGGGAAGCCCGCCGACGCGCAAGGCGCCGGAGGATGACGACAAGCGCAAGAACAAAAAGTAGGAGAACGACATGGGCATGCCGGTCGTAACGGTAGCTGCGGGCGGCATGCCTGTGGTCGATGTCACCGCCACCAAGCCGTTGCTTGGGATGCCGGTGACGGAGGCTGCGAACAAGTATGGTCTGGCGGTGACCAAGGTCGCCGCTTACGGCCTTCCGGTGACGTTCGTGTCTCCGCCGCTTGTTCGTCGTGAAACATTGGGCAGCGATGATGACCAAATTGATCGAGATCGAGCCGGGAAGGTGGGTCGTAGACCGGCGAACCACCGCTCCGGCTAGAAGTGACCTGCCGAGGCCTTATGTCATTGGCGACGTTATGGACCCGGCTGAGCAGGTGGATGGCAACTTCTACACCTCGAAAGCGAAATTTCGGGCTGTCGGAAAAGCGCACGGCCTCATCGAGGTCGGCAATGAAAAGTTCAGGCCCAAGCAACGCTCGTCGGCGAGCCGCGCAGAAAAAGAAGCCCGGCGACAGTCGCTGAAGAAAGCGGTGGAGAAATACAAGGCAGGGTACCGTGCCAAGCAGTTCGCCTAAGCAGAAGAAGTTCATGCGGGCTGCGGCTCACAACGCCGAGTTTGCCGCCAAGGCTGGCATCGACCAGAGCGTGGCGCGGGACTTTTACCGCGCCGACAAGCGGCGCGACACCATCAGGAAAGCAATCCGCAAGGTACGAAACGGGAATTGATCTAGATCAACAGCCGGTTCAGCCCGGCAGGAGAGCACCATGTCAGACGTTAACATCGCATCGCCAGCACCGGCATCAGCGCCGTCGTCACCGGCTCCGGCTCCGGCCTCCAACGAGGTCGTCATCAATCAGACGCCGACCAACGCGCCGACCCCGGTGGGGCCACAGGCGCCTGAGAAGGAAGTCGGTGACCTGCAAGGCGGCAAGGGACGGCCACCGTCACGGCGCGAGGCCATCGCCAAGGCGTTCGAGCGAGCCAACGTCGAGGAGCAGCCCGAGCAGAAGAAGGTCGTCAAGCGCGGCATGGGCGACAACAACCCGCCCGAGGCTATGGAAAAAGAAAAGGCCAAGCCTGATCAGAAGGAAAAGGCCGTCCGCTACCGCGAAGGCGGTCGTTTTGCAAAGCAGCCGGATCAGGTTGAGCCGGGGAGTTCTCAAGGCCAGCAAGCGCAGCCCGGCGCCGCTCATAGGCCCGCCGCACCGCTTCCCGAAACTGCGCCTTATAGAGAGCCGCCGCCGCGTTTCTCCGAGCGCGGAAAGCAGGAGTGGGCGGCTGCGCCAGAAGGAGTGCGCGGCGAAGTCTACCGAATGGCGAAAGAGTTCGAGGGCGCATACCGGCAGTACCGTGGTGATCACGAGGAGATGAACACCATCCGCCATTTCCACCAGATGGCTGGGCAACATGGCACGACGCTGGCGAGAGCGCTAACCAATTACGTCGGCATGGAGCAGAAGCTGCGGCAGGATGTCGTTGGCGGTCTCGATGTCATCGTTAGCAACCTGAACCTGCGAACCTCCGACGGACATAAACTGGGGCTGCGTGATGTGGCCTATCACATCCTCAACCAGAACCCCGATCAGCACCGCGCCATCCAGCAGGGTAATGCCCAGCAAGCGCAGAACCATCAAATCGGCCAGCTACACCAGATGGTGGCGTCCCTTGCACAAAACGTCCAAGCGATGCACACTGAGAAAGTATTCGGTCAGACCCGCAGTGCAGTGGATCAGTTCGCTGACACTCACCCACGGTTTGACGAATTAGGCGACCTGATTGAGCAAGAACTGAAATTTGGTTTCGATCTCGAGACCGCATATCAGCGAGCCAATCAGCTTCGACCCCCAGCAGGACGAGCGGCTCAGACCCGCGCCAACACACCGGCTCAGACCCGATCCGACAAGTCGATCTCCGGCGCCCCAGACAGCGGCCCCTCAGACGGGCGGCGCCCGAAGAGCGACAAACCGATTGGCCGACGCGAAGCCATATCAAACGCAATCAAGCGGGTGAATGGAGGCGTCTAATTCTGAGGTTGGCAAATGCCAAACATCAACGCTAATGCTGCCTATCAGCAAATTCTTTCGATGGCGCTCGAAGATAGGTCGAGCGGCTACCAAGATCTCGTATCGAACAACAATGCTCTGCTCGCAGTCATGCGGCGTAAAGGTTTGTGGCAGACCTATTCGGGTCCGCGCATTCGCCAGACACTCCAGATCGCGAAGCAGGTCGCCCAGTGGTACAGCGGCTACGATCAGTTGCTGAACCCCGCCATCGATCTGTTCAACGATGCTTACTTCGACCCGAAGATGGTCGTCGTCCCCGTCATCCTCTCGATGCAGGAGATCCTGAACAACGAAGGCGAGAGCCAGTTGATGGATGTCTACGACAGTTACATCGACGCAGCAGAGCGCTCGCTCGAAGATGTCATGGACGCAGCGTTGTACTCCGACGGCACCGCCAACGGCGGCAAGCAGTTGACGGGACTGGCGACAGCCGTTCCCATTATCGTCAACAGCGGACTGTACGGCGGCATCGACCGGGTCAACGCGATCTGGCAGACCAAGGCCTACGACGCCAACTCGATGGCGACTGCGCTGGGCACTCAGGTTCTGTCCACGACCATCCGCCCGATGCTCAACTACATCATGACCAAGCAGTCACGCGGCAAGGACTACGCCGACCTGCTGATCATGTCGCCCGAGCATTATGCGGCGTACGACGCAGCGACTGTCGCCATCCAGCGGCAGACCAACGAGACTTCGCTGGGTAAATTGGGCTTCTCTGCAATCGAGTATATCGGTGGCGGCAAGCGTGCCGAGATCGTGCTCGACGGCGGCATTGGCTCCAACATGCCAGCGAACACCACCTTCGGGCTGAACACCGACAGCTTCCGACTGCGGTATCACCCGAACAGAAACTTCGACAACCTCTTCGACGGCGACGGCCAGATGCCAATCGACAAGGACGCCATCGCCCAATTCATTGGCTGGATGGGTGAGTTGACGCAGGTCAACCCGCTCTTCAACTGGCGCTTCTACGACAGCAACCCAGCCGCGTAACTTCGGAGGCAACCCCGAAGCAACTGGAGCCGGTGTTAATCATGGTGTGCGTGTTCCCTACTCCCATCAGCCCGAGCACCGGCTCCAGCCCTTCCCCAATCCCTCAGACGGAGAATTGAGATGGCTATGAAAGATCCAGACGAAGCAGTCGTCGCGCTGTTCAAGCATCACGCGATCAAGAATGAAAAAGCGTCAGCCGAGCAGGGCCGACCGATCTACGACGACATGGAGATCGTGGAGATCCGCTTCCCCGGCTCGCGCAGCGTGTCGGTGTTCCCGGCGACCGCCTTCTCGCACTGGTCAAACGACGTTACGACCGGCGAGCAGACCCGCGTCACCTACGCCGAGCGCTTCGCCCGGCAATATCGCCAGTTCAAGGAGCACGCGGCGCAGACCAAGAGCGGAACGCCGCTCACGCACGCTGCCTTTCTTACGGAGGCTCGCCGGGCAGAGTTACGCGCCCTCAACATCTACACTGTGGAGGCGCTGGCGCACGTTGACGGGCAAGAACTAAAGAACCTTGGCACCAACGGTCGTGATCTCAAGAACAAGGCGCAGGAGTATCTCGCCGAGGCCAAGACCAATGCGCCAAACACGGCGCTGATCGCCGAACTGGAGGCGCTCCGCGCCCGCCCCTTCATCCTCGAAGAGGATAGCAAGAGCACAGATCAGATGCGTTCCGACCAGAGCAAGGCCGAGGGCGAGTTCGACAATATGTCGCTCGACATGCTGCGAGACTTCATCAAGACAAACACAGGACACGCGCCACACGGTTCGCTTAACCGCAAGACGCTCGTGCGGATGGCTACCGAGGCGCAAGCCAAGGTAACCTGATGTCGCTGTTATCGGTGACGAAGGATGTCTGTGCGGCGGTCGGCGTTCTTATCCCGGCGACCTCCGTATTTTCAAACCTAGCCGGTAACCGCACCATGCAGGAGATGATCTCGCTCGCCAACGAGATGGCGCAGCGCATCGCCTACGACACACGCGAGTGGACCAAGCTTAAAAAAACCTGCGTTTTTACCGGCGACGACATCAAAGCCAGCTTCCCGCTGCCAGCCGACTTCAAGCGCATGCTGCTCACTGCACAGGTCTGGCGCTCGACCCAGACGCAGTCGCCGATGCGCTTCATCCCAGACACCGACGAGTGGCTGCAACGCCGGATGCAGGGCAATTACGACAGTCGTGGTGAGTGGACGATGCTGGGCGGCGAAATGCATATCCAGCCGATAATGAAAGCCGGGCAGACCGCGACGTTCCTCTACCTTCACCGCAATCCAGTCGTTCTCAACAGTGGCGGCTTGGGCGATGCCTTCGTGAACGATCTTGATGGCTTCCTGCTTGGCGACCGGCTGCTCAAGCTGGGAATGATCTGGCAGTGGATCTCCTACAAGGGAACGCCGTACACCGAGGACATGGGAACCTACGGCGATGCGCTGACGCTGGCGATGGGGACAGACAGTCCGTCGCCGATCATCGTTGATCGTTCTCCGATCTCCAACAACGCCAAGGTTGCCTATCCGTGGCCGGTGCCGACATGAGCCTCCATCAGGCACTACGCCGCGTACCAGTACCGCCACAGATGGCGTTGCACTCGACGCCGTACATCATCCCGGCGCCGACACGCGGGCTTATCCTGAATGAGAACTACACTTTCATGCAGCCGGGTGGCGCCCTCATCATGGACAACTGGGTGCCGACCATGCGCGGCTGCA